ATGCGTTTCACGCAGTTCATACAAGCGTCTCACCCCTTTGTGGAATTGTCGCCGGCGACAGCGTTACTTTGTGCCGGAATGAGGCGCGTAATGCGGTGTAAATTCAGGGTGAATTGCCAGCGGCAGCCCGGTATTTTATGGTTTTTGCACTTAGCTGTTGTCCTTACGGATGGGAACGCGGTGCAGCAGACGCTTTAATTTTTTGCCGTCAAAGGGAATGAGCGGATAGAGATAGCCCTTACCCACCAGCGGCTTGGTGACGGCCATCATGAGCAGTATGCCCACCACGCCGGCGATCAGGCCCCACAGGTCAAAAAGCCAGACGAGGATCAGCAGCAGCATCCGGCACAGCTTGGTGGCGTAGCCCATCTCGTAGCTGTGCTGGGCATAGTTGGCGATGGCCACAAAGGCCATGTACACCAGCACCTCCGGCACCAGCCAGCGGGCCTGCACCGCGAAATCCCCCAAGATCAGGGCGCCGATCATGCTGAAGGAGTTGCTCAGCACATCCGGCGTGTTCAGGGATGCCAGCTTCAGCACGTCGATGATCAGCTCCACCAGCAGCAGCTGGATGATGAGCGGGACGAAATACTCGTCCTGTATCAGCAGAAAATGCAGGTTTTCATGAAGCGTGTCGGGGTTTTTCACCAGCAGATACCACACCGGCGTGACGAACACCGTCAGCAGCAGCACCGCCATGCGGACGATCTGGAGGTAAGAGCCGATAAGGGGCGGGAAATAGTAGTCGTTGATCTCCTCGGTAAACCGCAGCAGCGTGGTGGGCAGCAGCAGCGCCGACGGGGAGTTGTCCACCATCACCACCACATCGCCCTCCATGATGCAGGCCGTGGCCACGTCGGGACGCTCGGTGTAGCGGACCTTCGGAAACGGTTTATATAAACTAAGTACTTACAGAAAATCAAATTCAATCCGGCGGTCTTTGTATAGCCGGATTTCTTTTATTTTGAGTTTCCAAAATGCTTGTTTATTTTCTTTGTTAAGTTGTTTGTATATTTCTTGCCATCCTGCGGAAAATAAGGTTGCAATTTCTTCTGGTGCGCGGCTTTGTGATTTTACTTGTGTAATCTCATCCATTTGTGATGTCAGTTCTGCATACTTTTTTGAGTAGTCCGACTTTGAAATCTTGTCGTCTATATATAACTCTGACAACTTGGATAGTTTTTTTTGTAAAGTCTTTAATTGCACATCTTGGTTTACTTTGGGTTCTTGCCGCGGCTTGGCTTGCAATTTGATCTGTATCTGCTCGTCTATTGTCGACAAGAGATAATCTTCGATTTTCCATTCGACAGTAAAATTACCGTTGTTGCATCCTTTTCTCTGGGCAGACCCTTGACAATAGTAAGAGTAAGAGCACGCCCCGCTTGGGCGTGGAGACGGATGCCCTGTCATTCTGCGTCCGCATTCCCCGCAGACTATTAGCCCCGAGAAAATATACGTTCGATTGTAAGGGGATTTTCGCGTCACCCTCGTGCGTAAGTCTTGCACACGCTGAAATTCCTGCGGTGTTAAATACGGGGGTAATTTTATCCCGTGCCAGTCTCCCATGTATCCTGTGTTGTCCAACATTTGGCTGGCCGTTTGGTATTTAAGTTTTAATTCAGGTACTGCGTCCATCGCTTTTGTTATGGAGCCGGTTTCCAAAAATGTAGAAAAATATCTCCGTATAACCGGCTCCGCTTCTTTGTCTATAACAGCAAATTTTCCTTCGATTTTGTAGCCTTTTGGCAGATGACCGGTGCAAACCTCATTTCGATCTTTTTTTGCATCAAGCACTTTTTTTATGCGTTCACTGGCGCGGTCAGCTTCGTCCTGTGCTACGGCAAGCATGATGTTGATCTTCAACCGGCCTGCGGCTGTAGACGTGTCATAGTCCTCATAAATCGTTTTCCACGACACGTTGTGGGCTTCAAGAATTTCCTGCACCTTGTAATATTCACCGATGTTACGAAACCACCTGTCCAGCTTTGTGACAAGAATAATGTCTACCTCATCATGCTTTACGGCTTCCAGCAGTTGAAGCATGGCGGGACGCTTTTCAATCTTCTTTCTGGCGGAAAACCCGGCATCCTGGAAAACGCCTACCACCTTCATATTGTGGGCTTTGGCGTATTTTTCGAGGTCGTTCTGCTGATCGTGAATAGACAAGCCAAACTTTTTCTGCTCTTCTGTGGACACACGCGGGTATAATGCTGCCCGCAATACTACACTCATTGTTTATCTCCTCCCTTATCTGGCGACAATGTATACTTTTTTGCATAGCGAAAATACATCATCAAAATAGCGGCAAAAAAGCCAATACCGACTGCAAGCAGCAAAAAGACGATCCATGCGAATATGCTGGCCTCTCCGCCCTGAATAAGCCCCTGGTGGGGGATACGGTAGTCAAAAAAGATATATCCCACGATAACAGCCATAAATATGGCGCACAAAAGCGTGAGGCCATAAATAGCAAATTTTGTGTCCCGCGATTTCTTGCGGTGGTAGTTAATGGTTTTTGCCATCTGCTCCATGCCGCCCTCAAGATGGGCTATCTGCACATTGGCATCATGCAGCTGCTTTTGGTGCGCCAGCTTTTCGTTGGCTTGTGCTAACTCATCTTCCGTTGTCACTTCTTTTTCAATCCCGAAATATTCATCCATTGAAACGCCAAGAGCGGCACAAATTAAACCCATTTTGTACACGCTCGGCTCCTTTGATGACGCGGAGAAAAAATTGCTTATGGTTGATGCTGAAATGTCCGTCATGTCGGACAAATCTTGTATAGTTAAATTCTGTCGGTCTTTTGCATCTTTGCACAAATCCTGTAATGTTTTTACCATTTTCCCCTTTTACTCCTTTTTCGGGCAGGAGAATTCCAATTCTGGTTTGCCGCAAACGGTAATTATCCGAATTTGGTATTGCCCTGCCAAACCCTGATTTGTTAGTGTGAACGTGCAGCCGGAAAGCCGGGAGGCCACCGGCGAGAATAGCCCCGCTGTCCGTTGCGGGAGCAGCGGGGCTATTTAACAAAGGCCCACATATAAACACTTCCCCCTGAAATATTTTTTAATTTGTTGCCCATTTGTGGGCAACAAACAGATTGTGCGTAACTACAAGTGTACTAACTTAGTTGTACACCGAGAAAATAATATGTCAAATTGAGAAAGGGGAGAGAAATGAGTTATTGTACAAATGCCAACGTCTGGTGTATAATAAAAACAGATGCATTGGCGCAATGTGATATTGAAACGTTGCGGAGAATAGCCCTTAAAAAAATCGACCAGCTTTCCGATGAGGACTGCGCTGATATTATGAGTACGTTAAAAGAAAGAGGTGTGCTATGAGCAAAGACTACGAGATTTACATTGATAGGCTGGCTGAAAACAGCATTATCATGAAAGGCCAGATCAACGATGTTGTGTTTGGCCTAAAGGGAATTACAGACAAACTTGATACGCTGATCGCGCTCAAGCAAGTTGAATTATCACTCCTGCAACAGCAGCGATTGCCGCAACAGCCGAAAGAACAGTTGTAATAATAAACCGCGTTTTTTCGCGGCGTTCCTTGTCGGCTTTTTCTTTGCGTTCCTGTTCCTTGTCTTTCCGTTCCGCTTCCGTTCGCAGCCAGTCTTGCGGATCGGTAGGATATAGTGTAGGCATTATTCCAGCTCCTGTAGTTTCTTCGTGGCTTCGTTGATAAGAGCCAACAACGCCGCACGATCATTTGTAGCTTTAATAAAGTTTGATGCAGCTTCTTTTGAGCCCTCGCCCTTTGCGGCGGGGGCTTTTTCTTGTTCGCCTACTCCGGACATCAGTTCTGCGACGGTAACGCCAAAATAATCGGCAATTTTTAATACAGTTGCGTCACGAGGAGAAGCCCCGTTTTTCCACCGTGTGACAGAAGGTTTCCCTATTTTTAATTCAAGTGCAACGGCAGATGGGGATTTATTTATAGAGTTGCACAAGCAAAGGTATTTTTCGTAAAATCCCACAATTATTTACCTCCGTATTTGTGCGAGTTGCTAAAGTTTTCGTTTGATAACGCTTTTAGCTTGACAGTAGCGTTTGGTAACGCTATAATGGGAACGTGGGTTACGGAAGGTAACACAAAACCAGACCCCGATACATTGTATCCGTGTCAACGCTACTTTATTGCTTGAAGGTACGGTAGTTAACGAGGCTCCGATGCTCCCGCAACGGACACCGGAGCCCCGGCAGGGACGTCGTGACGTCACCTGCAAGCACATAGTAGCATACTTTGTTAACTTTTGTAACCACAAATTTAGCCGCAGGCGGGAATACCGCAACTATTCTCGCCTGCGGCGCACCAAAAAACAAAGGAGGGCTAAATTTGCTGGAGAGTTGGACAGGCAAGCTGGTCGGCAAGATGCACGTTCACGAAATCACATACGCCGAGGTAGCGGCAGAGCTTGGCGTTTCCCGGCCTTATGTGAGTATGCTGCTGAATGGGCATCGAAAGCCACCGGACGCAAAGAAGCGTATCGAAATGGCGATTGACAGCATTATCGCCAAACGCGCCGAAAATGGGTAAGAAAAAGCCCCGCCCGGTGCTGGCACACCGAACGAGGCATCTCCGAAACATCTACCAAAATGTTCTGCGGATAGTATACCACGACCGCAGAGGAAAGGCAAGATATTATGACGTGTGCTGAAATTGCCGTGATGTTATGGGCACGGCAGAACGGAATGGGAATTATCGAGGTCGAGTACATTCGACAGGAGGAAACGACATGAGTTGGTTTGCATGGGCGCTGGCGTTTATCGGCGCGGCGTGGATAAGCTGGGCTATCGTCAAGGGCGTGGAGGCGCTGGGGCGATGAACGGAACGACAATCGAAACGATGTTGTACCGCAGGTACAAGACGTCTTTCTCCGATTGCGAAACGGTACTCGGAAGCTACGACAAAGAGCGAAAGACGATTGATGTGATACTCCCGGAGGGGCGCATGAAGCCGTCCGGCGTTCGCGGGCAATCTTATCACTGGATAGAATTTTCCGGCGTGGAAAACGCTACAGGACGTCCGGTGCGATGCACAATCAAGGCAATTTGCAGGGACAACGCAGTTAAGCGTCTGGCAAAGAGCTGCACCTGGAACATTTAGGCCGCATGGAGGTAACGGGTATGAGAGAGCGGAACAGGCGGGCGCGGGAGTATTCCCGGCGCTGCTGGGAGCGGCGGTGGAACAGGCGGCTTTGGATCCTCAATATCCTGCTTGGGCTGGCTATTGCCGGTATCCTCCTCTGGGCGCTGACGCTGCCGGAGGCACAGGAGCCGGAGGACGCACCTTCTCCCCTGTCCGCTGCGGTGCAGTCGGCGGTGCTGTCCGCCGCAAAGCCGCCGGAAAACCTGCTGGTCTGCGACATCACCGGCTACTGTGCGTGCTGCACACCCTATGCGGATATCAACCGCAACGAGGCGGGGCAGGTGCTGACGGCCTCCGGGCAGTGGGTGAACATCGGCGCGGCGGTGGCGGTTGACCCTGACATTATCCCACTTGGCAGCACCGTGACCATCGGCGGCAAGACCTATATCGCCGCCGATACCGGCGTGAAGGGATTTGCGGTGGACGTGCTGATGACCCACGAGGAGGCGCACCGCGCCGGAGTGAGACGGGAGCTGGTGAGATGGGAATGACCAATTGTCCCGTCGAATGCCCTGATCGGCGGGGAGGTTGCCGCACTGGCTGTCCCGTTTGGGAGCAGCACGAGGCGGAGAAAGCCATCTCCTACGCGGAGCGGGTCAAGAACAACGAGTTCAAGGAGTACAAGGGGCGCGTGATGCGCAAAGCATACAAGCGCATCCAACAGGGCGCGAAGGGAGGACGGAAATGAACCGATTGAAGGAACGGCGGCTGGAGCTGGGGCTGACGCAGGAGGCGGTCAGCGGTGTGCTGAAGCTGGTGGATCCCCGTATCGACACCTGCATGGTGAGCCGGTTTGAAAACGGCGTGTGTCTGCCCACGGAGGAGGTGCTGACAGCGCTGGAGGCGGCACTGCGTACCAGCCGGGCATATCTATACGGCGAAGAGGACAAGGCCGACATACCCCAGCGGACGGCGGAAACGGAGCGTATTTCGGCGCTGATCCCCCACGGGCGGCGAAACGCCATCAGCCGTGCGGAGCTGGCGGCGGCGATGCAGACCTCCGACCGGATGATGCGCAAGGCCGTCAGCGAAGCCAAGCGGCAGGGCGTGATGATCTGCAACGACGGCGAGGGATACTACCAGACGGAGGAACTGGGCGACCTGTACCGGCAGTACAGACGGGACACGGCGCGGGCCATGTCCATCCTCAAGGCCAGAAAGCCGATGCGAGACGTTCTGAAAGCGGCGGGGCGACCGGTATGAGAAGCGTGATGCAGTATTGGGAACCGGAGCGGCCCTTAGAGCCGAAGGACTACGATCTGCCTGTCTGCCCCGTGTGCGGGGAGGAGACGGACACCTACTACAAGAACAAGGACGGCGTCATCGTGGGGTGCGATTGCTGCATTGAAGCGAGGGACGCATGGGAGGAACAGAAATGAGTATGTGGGAAAGGCGGAAGAATAATGCTGAAATCATTTAACGAGTTGATACAGGTGGATGTAAAGCCGTTTTGCGATTTTCGCGACGCAAAGGACGAGAAGGGTAATGTTATCAAGGTCCCTTATTTGAGCTGGGCAAAGTGCGCGAAGTTGCTCCACGAAAACGGAGCATCCAGCGTGTGGTACGCCCCTCGTAGGTGCCCGGAAACGAATACATACCTGTGGCCGCAGGCCAAAATTACTACCAGTAAAGGAAGGATTACAGAATGCTGGTTTGTGTCTGTTGAAATCCACATTGACGATTTGGAGTTTTCCTACGACATGCCTCTGCTGAACGGGTCCCTTGTGGTATATGAGGATACGTTGAACCAACTTCGCATAAATAATGCGCTGGCGAGAGCTTTCGTTAAAGGTGTTGCCGTGCGTACCGGCCTTGGGTTTGACCTTTGGGCAGAAGGTGACGGAGACGATGGTGAGGACGATTTGAGCCGTCACAGTATCTTTGCCATAAAGGAGAGACTGGAAAGGGTAATCACCATGAAAGAACGAAACGGGCTTGACCACAACGACCTGCTTCGGGGACTTGGGATCAACGAAAAACAGCTTGTGCAGTTGATGGGCTATTTTGCAAAACTGGACGCGCTTGAAAAGGCTGTGAGTAAACTATGATACGAAACCACGACAGAAGCGGATGGTTTGGTGCAAGCGACACCGCCACCATCATGGGGAACTGGAATACAGATACGTTTCGAAGATGGTGGCTGGTGAAGCTTGGGGTCAGGAAGGACAGGTTTATTACGCCGGCAATGCAGTGTGGCACGGTTTACGAGCACAAGATACTTGATGCGCTGCGTGTAAAGACACGAGACAGACAGATACGCATCCGTTCGCTCCGTTTGCGGGTGAACTATGACGGGGAAAGCAGACAACTTATTACCGAAGTGAAAACGCACAGCAAACCTGTGTTCAAGGTTACGAAAGCGTATTGGCAGCAGTGCCAGGTGGAGATGTTTGCCAGCGGATGCGGATTGTTCCGAAAGAGGAAGTTTTGCAGGATCGTGGCATACCGCGTTACAGAAGACGAATTGTTTAATTTTTTCCTGCCAATAGACGAAAACAGGTTGACACAGCACAAGGTTGATTATGACGCGGAGTGGGTCGAGGGGTGTTATCTACCTCGCCTTAGGTATTTGGCAAAATGCCTACGAACAGGACATTGGCCGCAGGAGGAAGAATTATGCAGCAGGTGACAGTCGATGGCGCACGGTGGCAGCAGGACAGTGATGGCGCGTGGCTGGCGCTGCGTGTGAAGTCGCCGCAGACCGCTATGGACGTGTGCGACGCCATGAAGACCGGCAAGGAGTACAACGTTACAATCAAGGGCAAAGGCCGGAGCCTGGATGCCAATGCCTATTGCTGGGTACTGCTGGACAAGCTGGCGGCACACTACGGCGTTAAGAGAGAGAGGGTATACCGGCAAGAGATACAGAGCATCGGCGGCGTGAGCGAGGTGCTGTGCCTGCGGGAAAAGGCGGCGGAGGCGTTCTGCCGGATCTGGGAACGGAACGGTATCGGCTGGATGACCGATACCGGCCCCAGCAAAATCAAGGGCTGCGTGAACGTGACCGTCTGGTACGGCAGCTCCGTATACGACACGGAGCAGATGGCGCGGCTGATAGACGCCATCGTGCAGGATTGCCGGGATGTCGGCATCGAGACTATGACGCCGCGAGAGCTGGATGCCCTTGTGAGCCGGTGGGGAGAGGTGAGCGTATGATACGGTGCTTCCTGTGCGGACGGCGTGACCCAAACGACCCGTTGGAATGCCACCACATTTTTGGCGGGACGAACCGCAAGAAAAGCGAAAAGTACGGCCTGGTAGTGTGGCTCTGCGGCAACAGGTGCCACCGGAACGGCAAGAGTGCCGTACACCGGAGCGGCGACCAGATGCGTAGGCTGCGGCGCTACGGCCAGCTGAAGGCTATGCAGGAGCAGGGCTGGACGGAGGAGGACTTCCGCCGCGAGTTCGGCAAAAGTTATTTATGAGAGGAGATAAGAAATGCTGAACAAGATTTTTATCATGGGTCGGCTGACCCGCGATCCGGAGCTGCGCAGGACGCAGAACGGCACCGCCGTCACCAGCTTCACGCTGGCGGTAGACCGGGACTTTAAGAACGCGGACGGCACCAAGGACACGGATTTTATTGACGTTGTGGCGTGGCGCAACACCGCCGAGTTCGTGTCCAAGTATTTCTCCAAGGGCCGCATGGCCGTGGTGGAGGGGTGCTTGCAGCTGCGGGACTGGACGGGCAAGTACGGGAACAAGCGCCGGAACGCCGAGGTGCTGGCGGACAACATCTACTTTGGCGACAGCCGGAAGGACGCGCAGGACGGCTTCGCCCAGCCTGCCGCAGGCGGCGTCAGTGTTCCCGGACCCGACTTCCTGGAGATCGACGAGGACGACGGCGACCTGCCGTTCTGATGGGAGGGGTAAGCGGCATGGATTACTGGCACAAGCGGTACACCTGCCCTACTTCACCAGCAGCGAGAAATGGCGGTCTGCTGCGAGGGCGGAAACCGCGTCAGCTTCGAGACGGGCGGCGCGGCATTCCGCTTCATGAATCAATCCTGTGCCGGTGCGTGGGAGCATTGCACCATCGCACGGCACCTGACGGACGAGTACGAGAGAAAGGAAGAAAAGAATGGGAAAGATGCAGGATGAGATCAAGGGTCTGCGGCGGCAGAATCGGCACCTGGAAAACATCGTACAGGTGGCGCTGGACAAGGAGCGCGGCGTTTACGTCATCGGGGCGATGAAGAAGGATCCCCCCCTTATGGACTAAGGGGTGGCGCAATGGCAAGAAACTATGCTGCCCTCCCCTATGATTATTTAGAGGAGATGGAAGCGCTCAACGATGCAGAGTTCGGTCGTCTAACGCGGGCATTGCTGGCATACAGCATGACGGGAGAGAAGATAGCGCTCTGTGGCAATGAGAGATTTTATGCCAAGCGCGTGATGGCACAGGAAGATCGGTTTAAGGCAAGTTACGAGGATGTATCCGCTGTGAGAAGCGAAGCAGGTAAAGCAGGCGCTGCTGCAAGATGGCAAAATGGCAAAGGCATTTTTGCTAATGGCAAAGATAGCACAGCCATTCCTGCCAATGGCAAAGATAGCACAGCCATTCCTGCCAATGGCAAAAATGGCAATACCGAAACCAATACCGAAACCGAAACCGATACTCTGCCATCTGACGATGGCAAGAGAGATACACGCGCGGCGCGCTTCACACCGCCGACCGTTGAAGCCGTGGCAGTGTATGTCAGCGAGAAAGGCTATCACGTCAATGCAGAGCGCTTTGTGTCGTTCTACCAGCAGAAGGGCTGGATGGTAGGCAAAAACCGCATGAAGGACTGGAAAGCCGCCGTGCGGAACTGGGAAACGCGCTGGAAGGATGACCACGGCGCGGTGAGCAAGGCAAGCGGCAACGTGTTTCTGGAAATGCTGGAGGAGAGGCAATGACACAGGGCGAGACGTTGAAGATCATGGCCGTTTTGCAGGCGACATACCCGAACTTCTACCGAAGCATGACGCGGCAGGACGCGGAGGGCGTGGTGGCGCTTTGGGCGGATATGTTCGCCGAGGACAGCTACAACACCGTTGCTGCGGCTGTGAGGGCGTTTATCGCGTCTGACAGTAAAGGGTTTCCCCCTGTTGTCGGGCAGATAAAACAGCGCGTGGCGGAGCTTGCAAGCCACACGGCTGCGCTTCCCGGCACTGTGCAGCAGGTGTGTGACAAAAAGACCGCATGGATGCGGGACTACGTCCACAAGGAGCGCAAGCTGGGCCGTATCTCCCGCTATGCACGGGAACACGGGATGACGTGGCAGGAGGCCAAGGAGGCGCTGGATGGATAAAGGCATTTGGCGCGTGGCCAGAGCGCGGCTGTGCGTGGCCTGTTTGCAGGAGATGGCGGCGGATTACATCATCGAGCCAGCGTTCCACGGATGGGCGCAGGGCGTGTGCCAGCGCTGCGGGAAAGAGCAGAAAATGACGACAGTCAAGCGCTACACCATGAGCAGGCGCGGACTGGAGAAAAGAGGGTTGTTGGATGAACAGTGAGGATCTGATGCGGCTGGGGCCTGCGGCACAGAAGCAGGTCATGGAGAAGATGCGAAAGCCCGGCAAGTACAAGGCGCAGAAGACGCGGCGCGGCAAGCTGACCTTTGACAGCAAGAAGGAGGCGGAGCGCTACGACGCGCTGATGCTGCTGCAAAAGGCCGGGGAGATACGGGGGCTGAAATTGCAGGTAAGATACTGCTTGCAAGAGGCGTACACGACGTTTGAGGGCGACCGGGTGAAAAGTATCGACTACGTTGCGGACTTCGTGTACGAGCGCAGAACGGCGCCTGACAGCTACGGACAGCGGCACTGGTTGCCGGTGGTGGAGGACGTGAAAGGGATGCGTACCCGCGAGTATGCCATGAAAGCAAAGCTGTTCCGCAATCGGTACGGATTCGCCATCCGGGAGGTGTGAGCATGACAGTCTACATGATCGTCACCCGTGACAAATATCGCCTGCCCCGCTGGTGGGGTACGACCACGGCGGAGTTGGCGCAGTTGTCCGGGCGGAAATATCAGAATGTCCGTGCGGCGATTTGTAAGGCGTTCCGGCACGGCGGCAGCTACGGCTGCTATGAGGTGGTGCGCATACAGGAGGGCGAGTGATGGGCAAGCAGCATTTGAGCCGGGACGACCGGATTTTTATGGACGGCAAGCGCAGAGGTACGCAGGAGTGCATGGACATGGTGGCGATGGCACTGATCGACAAGTGCGGCTGGCACGTCCAGGAGGAGACGCCGGACAGCCGCGACACGCACAGCATTGCGTATCTGTACGAGTGTCTGGAAAAGATCACACAGGAGATCAACGAAGGCCGCATCAAGCGAAAGCACATCAAGGACGTGCTGAGGGACGAGTGCGGCGTGGTGTTTGGAGATTAGGAGGTGATGATGGTGAAGCATTTGGGAAACATTTGCAATATCAACGGTGCGGAGATCGAACCTGTTTGGTGTATTACAGGTGGTTCACCTTGTTAGACAGGATCTATCCATCGCCGGAAAACGCGCCGGTTTGGCGGGAGCGCGAAGCGGCTTGTTTATGGAGCAGGTGCGCATCGTAAAAGAAATGAGGGAGGCGGACAAACGGAATGGACGGACAGGTAACATGGTCCGACCTCGGTTTCTCGTTTGGGAGAACGTTGTCGGAGCATTCAGCAGCAACAGAGGACGAGACTTCCACGCCGTGCTGGAAGAAATTGCGCGTATCGCAGAACCAGGATTTTCTCTATCTGGACTGCCGGAAAAGTGGAAATGGACAAAAGCAGGAGCCATTGACGGTGATGGGTGGTCTATCGCTTGGCGAACTCACGACGCTAAAGACTGGGGAAAAACCATCCGAGACAGCCGTACAGGAAATGTTATCCGTCTGGGGACCCCACAGCGTCGCCGAAGGATCTCGGTTGTCGCAGATTTTGGAGGTGAATCCGCTGCCCAAATACAATTTGACCGCGAAAGCGTGTCTGGGCATCCTGCGGCGAGCGGAGCGGCGGGGGAAAGACCTACCGGAGCGGCTGAAAGCGGTGCTTCTTATGCAGTCCGCATCAGGGGGGGGCTGTAACGGCGGAGGAAAAGGCGCGTTAGTGCAGACGGAGAAAAGCGGGACGCTGGGTACGGGCAACGATCAGACGATTTTCTGTCTGCAAGGTAACTGCATTGACCGCGCCGATACCGCCGGATGCAACGGCAAGGGCTGGAAAGCGGACGAGAGCTACACGCTGAACACAATCGACAGACCTGCTGTGTGCGCGGAGGTTGCGTGTATGAATCCGTGGGACGCGCAGAGCGCAAGAGTGTACGATCAGGATGGCGTATGGCACAGTCTGAATGCCAATGAGAACGGCGGTATGGCGCGGGACAGCGTACTGTGCGCCGGGTTTAAGCTGGGCAACAGCGAAAAGGCGCACAGCATCGGATACGAGGAAGAAACATCCCCCACGCTGAACGCAGAGTGCGGCGGGAATAAGCCCGCAGTGGTGGCGCTGGACATGACACACGCTTGTGACGTCATCCGCGAGTGCGGGGAGCAGGCACCCAGCTTGCAGGCACGAATGGGAACAGGCGGAAACCAAGTGCCGCCGACATACCAAGATGTGACAGGAACGCTTTCCCCCGGCGCTCATGCAGGGAGCTACAACGGGCAGGACGCATACAACGATATGTTGGTGTGCGGGGCATCCCCGGATGTGGCGCACACGCTGCGGGCAAAGGCAAACTGCGCTTATCGGGAGGACGCAGAGACATACCCGGTGCAGAACATGGTCGTGCGCCGCCTGACACCGATGGAATGCGAACGGCTGCAAGGCTTCCCGGCCGGATGGACGGATATTGGGGATTGGGTTAAAACAGATAAACGCGGGTGCGAAATAAAAGTGAAAGGAAGTGCGGACAGCCCACGGTACAAGGCGCTTGGCAACTCCATCGCCCTGCCATTCTGGGACTGGATGCTGCGGCGCATGGCGCGGTATTTGCCGGAGGACGCGACACTGGGAAGTTTATTCGACGGCATCGCGGGCTTTCCGCTTATCTGGGAGCGCATACACGGCAGAGGTACGGCGCGGTGGGCAAGCGAGATCGAGCCGTTTCCTATCGCGGTGACAAAGAAACATTTTCCAGAGGAGGAATGACATGGTAAACGACGCTTTGTTTTCCAGCGACAAGAACTATTGGGAAACGCCGCAAAAGCTGTTTGACGAGCTGGATGCGGAGTTCCATTTTACGCTGGACGCTGCCGCCAGTGATGAAAACCACAAGTGCGCGCGGTATTTCACGCAAAACGATGATGGTTTGCGGCAAAATTGGGGGGGCGAAACAGTGTTTTGTAACCCGCCCTACGGGAGCAAGGAAACCGGGCTGTGGACGGAGAAGTGCTGCCGGGAGGGACAGAAGCCAGGGACAACAGTGGTGCTGCTGATTCCGGCGCGGACAGACAGAGCCAGTTTTCACGACTATGTTTTGGGTAAGGCGGAAATTCGATTCCTGCGAGGTAGGCTGAAATTCGAGCTGGACGGCAAGCCGATGGGAACGGCACCGTTTCCCAGCATGATTGCCATTTGGCGAGGAGGAATGACATGACAAAAGATGAGATCGTGACCGCGCTGCGGTGCTGTGCAAAACCGGGGCGAGACTGCGAAGAAGATTGCCCAATGAACGAGATAAGCCGTGAACCGTGTCGTGAAGTATTGGCTCCGGCCGCCGCTGACCTGATCGAGAACCAGCAGCGGCACATCGAGGCACTGTTGCAGGCCAACGCCGCCCTGCGGGACACCGTTTTGCGGCGGGATGCGCAAATCGCGGACATGAGTGATGGACTGGCGCAGTTTGCCAAGACCGTAGCGGTGGAGGAGGAGCAAAGTGAATTGCACGCCATGAAAAACGAGCTGTGCCAATACTGCGGGAAGTACAAACAAGCACACGAGGGCGCCTGTGACGGGTGCAAATGGAGGGAAATTTGATGGCAGTGGTGGATATTTTACTACCGACAAGAAATATAACGTTATTTATGCCGATCCGCCGTGGCAGTTCAGCAGCAAAGAGGTGCAGCGATACAATGGAAACAGGTTTAGACCTCTTGAAACGGTATATGGGACAGAAAAGGCTTCCGTCATGGAGACTTGGGACGTTAAACGCATTGCGGAGAAAGACGCAGCACTGTTTATGTGGTCTACGGACGCGCACCTTGAGGAGGCTATACGACTTATGAAAGCATGGGGGTTCAAGTATGTGACAGTGGCTTTCGTCTGGTCAAAAAAGACCAAGAACGGCAAGCAAGTGTCTACGCTTGGGGCATGGACAATGAAGAATTGCGAACTTTGCCTGCTTGGGACGAGGGGCGGGATGCTCAAGAACAAACGATCCAATTCTGTACGCCAGTTAGTAGAAGCCGAAAGAACAGAACACAGCAAGAAGCCCGATTGCGTCAGAACCCTCATCATGGAATTGTTTGGAGATATACCCCGCATCGAACTGTTTGCCCGCCAACAGGTGGACGGCTGGGACTGCTAGGGGAACGAAGTGGAGGAGAAGTAAATGGATGCTGTGAAGTTTATCAAAGAACGCGACCGAATGTGCCGCTTTTACCACCATGCCGGGGACTGCTATCAATGCCCCGCAAAAGACTGCGAGTGTAGTGCATTGGAGGGAATGGTTGATGATGACAACATTGTGACCATCGTCGAAGAATGGGCTGCTGAGCATCCTCGTAAAACAAGACAGAGTGTGTTTTTGGAACAGTGGCCAGATACACAACTTGACAAAAAGGGTAATGTTATCATTTGCCCTAAACAGTTATGCAGAGGTGAAGAGTTTAACAAACTCATAGCTGCTTGTCGTGGAACGAACTGCTATGAATGCCGACGTAAGTTCTGGGGGAAGGTGGTGCAGTAGTGGGCTGGTTATATGCCTTGCTCGGCGTGTACTGTATTGCGCTGCTTATTACCGCCATACACACGATGTATAAGAAGCGGAGCTGCACTGTCTTTGCAGTTTTTGTCGCGGTTTACGTAGCGGCAATAATTGCCATTGTGGTATCAGAGATATGCGGATGAGGAGGTGGAGTGATGGAAAATCTGTTGCAAAACATCGCCAGCGGGCTGTGGATCGTGTTGGGCGTGTACTGTTTCTTCGGACTGAGAAAGTGGAACAAGCGCTTCAGCGAGTTGTATGACGAACTGAAATGGGAGGTGGAGTGATGGAACGACTGACGAAGCGCGACACCGATGGACAGGCAATGATGGACTGCCAGAAGTGCGAAGCGGATTGGACAGGTAAGCATGGTAAGCCGATGGCTGACTGCACCGCGCTGTACTGCCGCAATCGCCTCAAGGATCGCCTTGCCGCCTACGAGGACAGCAGGTGTGCGCCGGAGGAAGTCCTGCCGAAAGATAAGGCAGACGAGATCGCACTGAAGCTGATGCGTCTTGCTGATTTAGAAAGCCTTTGCAGCTATACCAGACTACGAGAGCTGGTCGAGGCAGACAAGGGCGGTCGGCTGGTGGTGCTGCCAGTAAAGCCAGTACTTACGCCGATCATTTCAAGCGTGTTGTACATAATCGAGGACGGAGTCATCTATGAAGATGCCCTTTATGAAGCTGTTGTTGGGATGTCGGAAAGTGGGAAGGTGAATGTGGTCTACACGACGCTTTCCGACCAGATAATCTTCGAACAAGCCGACATCGGCAAGACGGTTTTCCTGACCCGCGAGGAGGCGGAGAATGCACTGGAGGCGATGAAAAATGGCTGAATACATTAAGCGCGAAGCGGCGAAAGACGCAGTTTCAGAGGTCTACTACGATACGCCGGACGTTAATCTATCGGCGGAAAAGTTTGAGGCGGCAATCAACGCCATTCCCACCGCTGACGTTGCCCCGGTGGTGCGTACACTGTGGGCGCATCTTGGCGGTGACGAATGGTGCTGCCCTGTGTGCGGATTTGTCATTACCACTGAAGGCAGTTGGGACAAGCCTACCAAAAAATACTGCGAGGATTGCGGAGCTAAGATGGACGGAGGTGATGACGATGGCTGATTACATAGACCGGGGAACGGCGATTGCCAAATTGACCGCCTTAGAAGTAAGCAAGCCAAACGCCACGATGGTAGCCGCGAAACGGTTGCTTGCGGAAGTCCCTGCCGCTGATGTTGCACCTGTGGTGCGCTGCAAGGACTGCAAGCATGAGTTTGGCGGGAGCTGCATTATCTGCGGGTTCCAGAAGCGCAAGCCGGAGGACTTCTGCTCTTACGGCGAGAGAAAGGAGGGCGCGGACAATGGCTGACGTTACGGTTGAAGAACTTGGGCCAGGTGTCATTATGGAGGTTACAAAGCCAGGCGGAGAAAGATACAGATACAGTATACCGACATGGCCCCCTGGAGATGGCGGACCTGGGTATAGAGGGCACGAACTTGAGATAGACGTATTCTATGGAGGCGGAGGCGGCAATGCAGAAGGGTGACGTGATCCGGGCGCGGTTTATGACGCTGCCAGACTTATTCCCCGGCAAGGGGTGCGAAGAAAAGAAATTCCCTATACGCAAGGGCACGGTGGTGTACGTGCATCCGAAGGGGCGGTACATCGTGGCGGAGTGCGGCGGGGTGCGGGAGACATTCTTCCCGGAGGAGGTGGTAGGGTGAAAGAGCAGACGGTCGAATACTTGAGACTATACTTTGAGTGCGGATGGCGCATGAGCACGATTGCACGGCATTTTGGTGTAAGCACATCCACTGTATCTCGCTGTATATCCAGAGCAGAACGGCGCGAGTGCCCCTTTGCTAAAAACTGCCGGTACTGCCCGCTGAAAGAATGTGCGATAAAAGAAGAGTATGCACCGTATGTAAACGCAGAAATTAGGTGATGTTGCACAACGAAATGCAACAACAAAAAAAGATGTGATAACGTGGGGGTGCAGGGGCGAACTCTGCATCTCCATTCTTTTTCTTTTCCCCCTTCTTTTCCTGATGGGCGGGGCTTCGGCTCCGCCCGTAGGGAGCAATATGCAGGCAGAAGCTGGGTGGATACAGCTCCGATATGAAGAATTTTCGGGTTCGCAAGTTCAAATCTTGCTGTCTGCACCATAGGCGTGGCCCCTTGCCTCGCAGCCGCACGGAGCGTAAGCCTGCGGAAGTGGTCTTTCCTGTGCGCTGTACGAAAGCGGCAGGACGAAGGAATTTATGTATTGGCTGGCACCGGCTTTGTAGAGATGAACGGATGCGACCGACGTACCGGCGCAGGGCTGTAAAGTTCCGTGAGTGGTCTGGGTACCGGCGTGTGCGGCGAAAATCCGAGGCGAAATCTGTAGATGTGGAAGCGGCGTGGTGGCGGCTGTCTCTGGACAAGGCCGTCGTGTAGGTCAGTAGCCATCCGCACCGGTACCCGACCGATTGTGTAAAACAAAAGAATTTCGCCGTGGCGGATGCTATGTATGCTTGCGGGGCACATAGCTCACGGCGGGAACATATTAGGTGAGGCGAAAGCCGGGTACAGACGTGCCAATGACAAAGGCCAGTGGAGGGAGGCCGGTGCGTCAGACAAAACGAGGTGATAACATGGCTGCGCGTCTGACAGACCGGCAGAAAAAGAAAATACTGGCGGACTATGTGCAGACGAACAACTTTTGCGCCACAGCGAAAATCAACGGCGTGTCCGCAACGACCGTTAAGAACCTTGTGCGGGCGAATGCCGACATTGTGGAAAAGTGCGAGCAAAAAAAGGAAGAGAACACCGCAGATGTGATGGAGTACATGAACGACCACAAAGACCTTGTGTGTTCGTTTATCGGAAAGGGGCTTGAAATGCTCAACGACCCCGAAAAGCTGGCGGCGGCAAATCTTAGCCAGATCACAACGGCGATGGGGACACTGATCGACAAGTGGGCGATGATCGGCGGAAGCCCTGCCGACACGGTGAGGGAAGACGCACTCAGCCAGAGCTTAAAGGAAATGGCAAAGGGGCTTGAGAGCGATGATTAGTCAAAAACAAGCAAAAACCCTCGCCTTTCCCTATTCCAAGTATGACGCGCTGATCTGTGACGGTGCTGTGCGTTCCGGCAAGACCTCCATCATGATGTGGGCGTTCGTCCGCTGGGCGATGGAGAATTTTAGCGGTCAGCGCTTCGGCGTGTGTGGCCGCACGGTTGACAGCTGCACCAAGAACATTATCGTTCCGTTTATGGCAATGAGTTTGGCAAAGGAGCGCTATATCATTCGCTGGCGGCGTGGCGACAAGGTGATGGAAGTGCGGCGCGGAACCGTGACGAACTACTTTGAAGTGTTCGGCGGCAAGGACGAGGCCAGCTATACGCTGATCCAAGGCCGCACGCTGGCAGGCGTGCTGCTGGATGAGGTGGTATTGATGCCGCGCTCGTTCGTGGAACAGGCGCTTGCACGTTGTTCTGTGGACGGTGCAAAGCTGTGGTTTTCATGTAACCCTGGAAGTCCGCATCATTGGTTTTATCAGGAGTGGATTAAGCGACACCGAGAACGGAACACGCTGTATCTGCATTTCGAGATGACCGACAACCCCGGTTTGAGTGCAAGAACGCTTGAGCGCTACGCGAATATGTATGCCGGCATCTTTTATGACCGGTATGTGCGCGGCCTTTGGGTAGCGGCGGAGGGCGTTGTCTACAAGGACTTTGCAAACAACACCGAAAAGTATTTGATCGATGATCCTTTGAAATGGGTGGAAGAACAGGAAACGAAATTCGCTGTTATTTCCATTGGCGTTGACTTCGGCGGGACAAAGTCCGCAACGAAGTTTCAGGCGACCGGAATTACAAAAGATTATCGTGTGGTCGCGCTGGAAGAAGAATACATCAAAACCGAAGAGATTGACCCTGACGCATTGAATAGGCGCTTTGCTACGTTTACTCAAATGGTTACGGCAAAGTACGGATATAGCCAGACGCGGGCAGACAGCGCGGAAACGGTGCTGATTCGCGGGTTAGATCATACCGCGCAGAAAATGCACCTCGGGACGCAGGTAAAGAACGCAATGAAACTGCAAATCACAGATAGAATCAGGCTCGTGGTGCTGCTGATGAAGCAGGGTCGTTTTAAGGTTTCGCGCAACTGCCCCCATCTGATCGATGCACTGCAAACCGCGATTTATGATCCTGATAAGTTTGAGGACGAGCGTCTTGACGATGGAACGTCCGATATTGATAGTTTGGACGCATTTGAGTACAGCATTGAACCTTATTACAAAGACCTGGAACGTGCCGGTCACATGATGGGACGGTGAAATAGTGAATATTTGCAGAGCATTGAAAGAATTGGGCTTTAATACGGTCGATAGTAAGTTTTACTCGCTGATTGATGTGTGGAAATCGTGGTATGACGGCGATGTGAAAGACTTCCATAGCTATACGGTGTGGAATGGCATCGAAGAACTGGAATGCCACAGATATTCCGTCAACATGGGCAAGAAAGTCTGCGAGGACTGGGCAACCCTGCTGATGAATGAGCGCGTAAATATCACGCTTGAGGGCAAGAAGGAGCAGGAATTTGTAGATGCGATTCTTGCTGATAATAATTGGAAAGTCAAATCCAATGAATTGCAGGAGCGGAAATCCGCTGTTGGTACAGTTGCTTATGTTCCAATCATGGAGGATATGAGCGTTGACCCTGATACAGCAGAGATCGCCAACCCCGGAAGAATTCATATCAACTATGTAACCGCTGCAAATATTTACCCGCTGACGTGGGACAATGCCATTATTCGTGAGTGCGCTTTCGCATGGACAAAACGAGTTGATGATACGGAATACACCTACATTCAGGTGCATCGGCTGAGCGGCGGCGAATACGACATTGAAAACCACCTGTACGATGCGGAGGAAGTTCCATTAACCAGCGTGAGAGGATTTGAAGCAATCCCCCCTGTTGTCCACACAGGAAGCGTCAAGCCGCAATTTGTCATTGACCGTCTGAACATTGCGAACTCTGATGAAGATAACCCTATGGGCGTTGCAGTGTTTGCTTCCGCCATCGACCAGCTCAAAAGCGTTGATATTACATACGATAGTTACGTGAATGAGTTTGTGCTGGGGAAAAAGCGCATCGTGGTACAGCCGGAAGCAACCAAGGACATCAATGGTAGGCCAGTCTTTGATAAGCGCGAAACGGTTTACTACGTTCTACCGGGAGATCGCGCATCTGATGGAAACATTTTGCAGCAGGTAGATATGACGCTGCGCACAGCAGAGTTTAACACCGGTATGCAAGATATGCTCAACGTATTGTCGAGCAAATGCGGCTTTGGCGAGAATCATTACAAATTCGATCAGACAAGCATTGCCACGGCTACACAGGTCATCAGCGAGAATAGCACCATGTTCCGCACGATCAAGAAGCATGAAATTTTGCTCGAGCAAGCGATTACGGAGCTGTGTCGCATCCTACTTCGCTTGGGCAATCGCTACATGGACGCCGGACTTAATGAGGAAGTCGAAATCTCCATCGACTTTGATGACAGCATCATTGAGGACAAGCAAACCGACTTTTCCCGCGATATGCAGCTTTTGCAGGCGGGCATCATGAACGACTGGGAGTTCCGCATGAAGTGGATGAACGAGGACGAGGCGACCGCAAAGGCGGCGCTGCCGAAGATGCAGGACATGACAACCGAAAAAGAAACGGAGGTAGAGTAATGGGCGGCAGAGGTGGAGCCGGTGGCGGCATTGGAGCCGGAGACCCTGGGCGTGGTCGCGGTATGAGCCTTGCACGGTTTTTGTCGCAACAGGACATTGACCGAGCAAATGCGGCGTCCGTAACTGATATGGGCGATATTATCAGGCGCACATTCGAGCGCAACGTTGCTGAAATCAATGGACTTGAGATGTCGGACGCTGAAAAGAAAAACGCGGTAAAGCAGATGGCAACTCTCGCAACAACGGCGCTTAAAACGGCGGCAGGAGCAGTTAATCCTTATGCAAGCGGGCCTGCGCGCCTGACAACGGCGCAGAAAACAGGAAGCGCCGCAGACAGAGCTGCAAGAGTGCGCGGTGAAATGGATAGCTACATGCGGAAATTGCGTGATCAGTCCAGTAAAAACCGCAAAGCAGCAGAAAACAAGGCGTTTTCCAATGCCTTTGTAACAGCGCAAAAGTCGGGCGCGTTGGAAGTTACGGTAAACGGCAAGAAATACCGCAGGGCTAATAAGCGCAGCGGTACATGGAGACCTGTTTAATGGGCGGACGCGGCGCAAGCAGCGGCATGAGCGAAAAGGGAAAGCCTTACGGGAGCGAGTTTAGGACGCTTCTAAAAGCTGGGAACATAAAGTTTGTAAAGCAAAATGCGGCATTGAACGCAAAAGACCCATTGGAAACTATGACAAAAGGGCGCATTTACGCAACGATAAACGATGAGGGCAAAATCAATGCAATCAGCTATTACGGTGCAGATGGAAAGCGTGTAAAAACAATCAATCTTCTGCATAGCCATGAGCAATTCAAGGGAGCACACACGCACATCGGGTATTATCACGATGAAGGCGGAACAAGAGCATTGACGGCAGACGAAAAGAAGCTGGTTGCATTCGTAAAAAAGGTTTGGTATAATAGGCATAGCAAGTAGTCGTATAGGGTGATTACACCGTGACTGCGGGAACTCCGGTTAGAATCCGGGCGCTTGCTATGCCGTAAGGTACAGAAATGTATCTTGCGGCATTTTTGTTTGCTGGGGGATTTATGATTAACTTTGAAAATCTCGACAAGTTCACATTCCCCGGCGTTGGCAAGTACGACATTCCGCAGATCGAGCCGGTCAAGGCATACCCACAAGGTGAGTTTATCCCCGTGAATTACCATTACACCGCGAAAGACACGAAAAGCAAGATCGTGCATTTCTTCGTGGACGATTATCAATTCACCCGGTATTGGAACACGCCTGACAAGTACATTCCGCAACTGTCGCAGTTTGCGGCAGTGTGCGCACCGGACTTTTCTACCTACACAGATATGCCGCTGGCGATGCAGATATACAACCATTACCGCAAGCATTGGTTGGCGGCATACTGGCAGCTCCACGGCATGACGGTTTATCCAACGATCTCATGGAGCGACGAGCAGAGCTATGATTGGTGCTTTGATGGCGAGCCGGTTGGCGGGATAGTTGCGGTTAGTTCAGTAGGCACACAGCAGAACAAGGAAAGCAAGCGGCTGTTTCTGCGCGGCTACGAAGAAATGATGAAGCGGCTCTCGCCGGAATGGGTGATATTCTATGGCAAAGTTCCGGAAGAATGCGACTGGAATGTAATTCGAGTAAAGCCGCACTATGATGAGATTGTGAAACGGAGGAAAGCAAATGAAATATCCGTTTCAGCCGGAAATCCTTGACGCGCTGCCGGAAGAACTGGCGGAGCTGTACCGTGGACTTGAGGACACGCTGCTGATGGAGATATGTTCCCGGCTGAAGTTGCGGGACGAGCTGAATGAGGTCACGGTGCAGGACATCAAGGCGCTGCGGGCGCACGGCATCGATCTGAAAGAAATTGAGAAAGCCATACGCCAGACTACCGGCATAAGCGAGAAAAAGCTGAACGAGCTGATAGACGATGTGGTGGAGCGCAATCAAAAGTATTACACCGAGGTCATAGACCTTGCCCGTGTAACACAGCCTGACGTGCTGGTGGATGCAACCACCATTGACGCCATCAAACGGCAAACGCAAGACGTGTTCCGAAACATCACCGCTTCGATGGGGTTTTTGGTAGACGCAGGGCGGACGATGCTACCACCTGCCAAGGCGTACCAATGGGCTTTAGATGCCGCTACGTTGAAAGTAGAAAGCGGGGCTATCTCTTATGGGCAAGCCATCAAAGACGCCGTTAGGGAGCTTGCGAGTAGCGGCATGCGGGTGGTGGGCTATGAGAGCGGACACCGTGACCATGTAGACGTAGCTGCACGCCGCGCCGTAATGACAGGCGTATCGCAGATGTGCAGTAAGTACACGGAGCAAGCGGCGGAATACCTGGAAACGCCGTATTATGAAGTGTCTGCCCACGCCGGGGCGCGTGATGTACCAGGGCGGTCGCCGTGGTCATCGCACAAGGAGTGGCAGGGCAAAGTGTATTCCACACGCAGCGGCGATATCTACCCGAACATCTACGAGGTCTGCGGTCTGGGTGCTGTGGATGGTCTGGAAGGAGCGAACTGCCGCCACCGCCGAAACGTTTGGGTTGAAGGCGTAAGTGAGCGCACATACACTGACGAACAGCTTGAGCATATCGACGATGGTTTGGGCTGTACGTTTGAGGGCAAGACCTATACGGCATACGAAGCCACGCAGGAGCAGCGCAAGGTGGAGCGCACCATACGCAAGCTCAAGCGCGAGAAAACAGCGTACAGCGCCGCAGGGCTGACAGACGAAGAACAGGCAGTAAATATCAAACTACGACGCCTGAACGCAAAGTACAAAGCGTTCAGCAAGGCGGCGGGGCTGCCGGAGCAGCGGGAAAGGATGAAGGTGCTGTATTGAACTGGGAAGAAGTCAAAAAGGCAATCGATGCAATTTTGAAGCGCGGAAACGATGTGGAAATCCGACGCAAGGGTGGTGGGTACATCGTTTTAGAGGTTAAGAAAACAATCAAATACAGCACTTCCACGCAATAGGGCGCGGGAAAGGGCAATAGGAGCCAACTACTGAGAGTTTCTCGGTGGTTGGCTCTTTTATTTTCGGTAAAACCCGCGAGGTATAGCGGTTTTTATACAACGTTCGCCCCCGAAGAATTGGGGCCAAAGAAAAGGAGAACGAATAACATGGTGAAATTTACGAGAGCGGAAATCAGGAATATTCTCGGCGAGGCTTGCACCGAAGAGATCGAAAATCGCTTGGTTGCTCTGCATCTGGGCGTGGTTGACCCCCTCAAGGACGATCTCACGAAGTACAAGGCGGACGCGGAAAAGCTGCCCGGCGTCCAGAAGGAATTGGACGATCTAAAGGCGGCAGGTGACGGCGGCTACAAGGAGAAGTACGAGAAGGAACACTCGGCCTTTGAAGCTTACAAGTCCGACGTCACGAAAAAGGAAAGCAAGGCGGCAAAGGAAAAGGCCGTGCGTGCTTACTTTGAGAGCAAAAACATCACCGGCGCGAATCTCGACCTTGCTATGCGTGGCTGCGGCGAAGAAATGGCCGCATTGGAGCTGGACGGCGAGAAGATCAAGGACACCAAAAGTCTTGATGCACTCGTGGACGGCACTTACAAGGGGCTTGTCTCCAAGCAGACCGTTCGCGTCGACACTGGCGCGCGCTTTAACGGTGGCGGAAAGCCGATGACAAAGGACGAGATCATGCAAATCACTGACAGAGCGGAGCGGCGCGCTGCAATCGCCGCAAATATGGATTTGTTTAGAAAGGAAGAATAAAAATGGCTGCTGATCCTAAGCTCATTAAGAAAGCTGACCTCGCGCGTGTGCGCGAAATCGAATTTACCGAAATGTTCGGCTATTCCATCAAGAAGCTGATGGAGGCTTTGGGCGTTACCCGAAAGATTTCCAAGCAGGCGGGCACTGTGCTCAAGAGCTACAAGGCCACTGGCACGCTGGAGAGCGGCGCTGTTGCTGAGGGTGAGACCATTCCCCTCAGCAAATACAAGACCGAGGCCGTGAACTACAAGGAGATCACCTTGAAGAAGTGGCGTAAGGCCACTTCTGCCGAGGCAATCACTGATCGCGGCTACGATCAGGCCGTCGAAATGACCACCGATGAAATGCTGAAGGACGTGCAGAAAGGTATCCGCAAGGATTTCTTCGGCTTCCTCGCAACCGGTACTGGCACGGCCAGCGGTGCTACCTTCCAGGCGACCTTGGCTCAGGCATGGGGCCAGCTGCAGGTGCTGTTCGAGGATGACGAGATCGGCGCAGTGTATTTCATGAACCCGCTGGACGTTGCGGACTATCTCGCAACTGCCAACATCACCCTGCAGACCGCTTTTGGCATGACCTATGTCGAGAACTTTCTCGGTCTGGGCACTGTGATTCTGAACTCCAGCGTCCCCAAGGGCAAGATTTACGCCACCGCCAAGGACAACATCGTCCTGTACTACATCCCTGTGAACGGCGCAGATCTGGGCGAGGTGTTCAACTTCACAACCGACGCCACCGGTTATATCGGCATCCACGAGGAACCCGATTACACCAACATGACCGCATCCGATACCGTTATCAACGGCATGGTGCTGTTCGCCGAGCGCATTGACGGCGTGGTTGTCGGCTCCATCACTCCGGCAGTGGGGGGCTAACTGAACTGCTGAATGAGCCTGACCCTGACACCCCGGCTTTCTCCGGCATGACAAAAGCTGAAATGCTTGCGTATGCCGATGAAAACGGGGTGAAAGGGGTCAGCAGTTCGATGAAAAAGGCTGAAATTCTCGCAGTTTTGGAAGGAGGGCACTGATGACTTACGCAGACTTTGAATACTACTCTGGCACTTACATGGGCGCTGTGAGTGAAAATGTCTTCCCGCGTCTTGTTGTCCGCGCCAGCTCCTTCCTCGATTACTACACGCGCAACAGAGCGCAAGACAAAGCTGATCTGGATGCGGTAAAGATGTGCTGTTGCGCGCTGGTTGACAAGTATGCGGTCATCGAGGCGGCGCAGGCGCTTGCCGTGAAGAACCTTGCAAACGCTGCGGCAAATGACGCGGAAGTCAAAAGCGAAACGGTAGGCAGCTATTCCAGAACACTTGCAACGGGCGGGGAATCCGCCTTGTCTGCACTCAATGCGACGGACGGGGCAAAGAAACTGCTTGCGGAAACGTGCATGGAATACCTTGCTCATACCGGGTTGCTGTATCGGGGAGGGGGGTGCTGTGGTTGTACGCGCCCCACACTATAACGGTCTACAACTCCGTGCAGGAGACTGACCCGGCGACTTTTGATGAAATCACAAAGCTGTATGTGACCATCCTGCGCGGTGTTATGCTGCAAGCCAGCAAGGCGGTCAACGTGCGTGAAAGCGGACTTGAGAGTGCGGACGCGGTAAACCTGTACATTCCGTTTTCCGTGAAAGCGGTGGACGGCACGACAGGCAAGGCCAAAACTTACGCGCCCCCGCAGGCGTTTCTTGCAACGGCGGACAAGTCCGGGCTGTGGACGCTGTCTGTGAACGGTAACGGCGGGCTGACGTTCTTTGTGAAAGGCGAGTTTGTTACAGACAAAGAGGACGTGGCTATGGCACAGGACGGCTGCTACAACGTGACAAAAGTGGACGAGAAAGATTTTGGCAGCGTGGACATGAGACACTGGGAAGTCGGAGGAGCATGAGATGTCGCTCAAGTTCTCTGTTGACGTGTCCGGCATGGACGATGTAAAGCGGCAGCTTGCAAGGGCCTGTGACCGCGCTGAAAGCGTTTTAGCGCAACAGGTGATGAAAGATACCATCCCCTTTGTGCCTGCGCTTACAGGCTCTCTGACGCAGAGAACACGGGTGGTTGGAAACGAGGTCATTTATCCAGGCCCATACGCCCGCTTCCTGTACTACGGTAAGGTAATGGTAGACCCGGCGACCGGCAGCACATACGCCCCAAAGGGCGGGCACAAGGTGGTCACAGACCGAAATCTTGTATTTAACACAACAATGCATCCGCAGGCACAGGCACATTGGTTTGATGCTTCCAAAGCGCAGAACGTGGAGAAGTGGGTGCGGGTGGCAGATAAGGCGGTGAAGAAATTTGGAAAAGATTAAAAAGGCCGTGCCGGCGGCGGAAGAGGATCAGGTATCGCGCAAGCTGCTTGTGTGGCTGAACACATACCCGGAGCTGCCAGTCGACCTTATTCGCTTTGAGTTTCTTCCCGCCGACACTTCCGCTATGGCGATGTCGACCATCCAGGCGGCTTACATCGTGCGGAAGTACATCACCGGCGGCTATGTGGCGGAGTATCAGTTCAAGATCATTTACCGCGTGAAGCCGGGGAACAGCAACGACAAACGGCTTAAGGCTGACGAGCTGTTGAACGCTATCGGGGATTGGGCAAATGGTCAGAAGCCCGACATTGGCGATGACAAGCGCGTTATCAGCATGGAGCCGACCACGCGATCCTCCCTGTTTGCCATGTATGAAAACGGGGACGAAGATCACCAAATCCTTATGAAACTGAATTACGAGGTGAATGTATAATGGCAGATTTGGAATTCAACACCACAGTGGGCCAGACCATTGACCGCGAACTGCTTATTGCGTACCTGAATACCGGCACCGCATCCGCCCCTGTGTGGAGCGCCATCGGTAAGCGCGTTGAGGACAGCAGTGAGGAAATGGATTGGAGCACCGACACCAAGCAGGACATTCTGGGCCACACCTTTACTACCATGAAGAAGCCCACCATCACGCAGACCTTTGATCCCATCCCCTTGGATGCGGGCGATGCTGCGGCGGTGAAGATGTGGAACCTGGCAGTAAAAGACCAGGATGCCCAGGCGCTGGCAAATCAGGACATGATGATCGGCCACTTCTACGCCACCAGCGGCGAGGCGATGTTTGCGGAGCGCTACGACGCTTGCGCTATTGCCATCACCGGCATCGGCGGCGAGGGCGGCGGAACCCTGAATATCACCAGCGAGATCACCTATGGCGGCACCCGCACTGTGGGCACTGTGAAGAAGGGCAGCAGCGGCGCTATTGAGTTTACTGCGGCCTAAATAAAGGGGAGGGCAACCGCCCCTGTTTTGGAGGGAACACATGAAGGAATTGACAATCACCACCGGCGTACAGGAATACCACCTGAATGACAAATGCACGGTGTATTTTAATCCCAGCGATCCGGCGTTTGCAGACAAGCTTTACACAGCGTTTGACGCGCTGAAAAAGAAGCAGGATGCGCGAGACGATAACGTAGAAAAAATGAGCGCCCGCGAAATGTTTGACTGGCTCCGAAATATGGACGCCGAAATGCGCGAGACCATTGACGGGGTGTTTGAGCAGCCGGTGTGTGAGCCGCTGTTTGGCAATGTCAGCGTGTATGCCATCGCGGACGGTGCGCCGCTGTGGATGAACCTTATGGTTGCCATCATGGACGAGCTGGACGAGGGGATTAAGCGTGAAAAGGCTTTTCACAGTAAGAAGCTTGCAAAGTATACGGTCAAGTACCACAGATGATGTACGACCTTCCTACGAGCCTTGAGGTGTGTGGAACGGAATACCAAATAGAAACGGATTTCCGCGTGATACTGGACATATTCTCGGTGCTGTCTGCTGTTGAACTAACGAGCGAAGAAAAGTGCATCGGCGTGTTGGGAATGTTTTACCCCGGGTTTTTCACTATGCCTGGGGAGCACATGGAAGAAGCGATAAAACAGTGTTTTTGGTTTATCAATGGCGGAAATGAGGAAACGCAAAAAAAATCAACCAAGTTGATGGACTGGGAACAGGACTTTCGACTGCTCATCGCCCCAATCAACCGCATAGTGGGGCAAGAGGTGCGGGCGCTTCCGTATCTGCACTGGTGGACGTTTCTTTCGTACTACGGAGAAATCGGGGATTGCTACTTCGCGCAGATCGTGCGCATACGCGATCTGAAAGCAAAAGGCAAGCTAAAAGACAAAGCCGACAGGGAGTTTTACCGCAGAAACCGCGACGTTATCGACATCAAGCGACGGTACTCGGAGGCGGAGGAAGAAATCATTAAAGGCTGGACGTAAAAAGCCGCCCCGGAGGGCGGCTGCGCGGCGGTCAATGATTTGCAATAAATGTAATGTCGTTGCCAGACCAAAAGTCCGGGGTAAAACGGATTTCAAGCGTTTTCCAATCGGCGGGGACTTCGTAGCCTATTACGCCAGACATCTTTTTCCCGGCTGCAACAGTGCCGTCCATTTGGCCTTTGTCTGCGGCTAATGTGCCGGTCATGCTCATGTTTGTGGAGTAGTCATCGACATACGCTTCGAAGGACATTATAGAGCTTATGGAAATATCTTTGCTGGATTTGTTTTCAATGGCAAATTCGCAAAATAGAAAAACGTTGCCGCTGTCTGGTGTGTAAAAACCTTCTCCGCTTGATTGGGTGCAAGACACAAATGTGACTTCAATGTCTTTAAGGGAGACAACGTCACCAACTGCAAATTCCGTTTTCTGCGGAGCAGTTGATCCATTTCCGCCTTTTGCGCCTGTATCCCCAACCTTTTCTGGGGAGTTCCCGCCAAGCGCAGTGCCAATAATGCCGATAGCAATAAACACAGCTATAACGATCAGCACAACCGGTTTTTTCTGTTTGGCCCCGCAGGCAGGGCACACTTTCGCAGATTTTGCAATATCTGCGCCGCAGGTCTTGCACTTAGTCATTTTGTCCATTTTCTTCCACCCTCCAAGAAGTTTTTTGTGGTTTGTTCATAGTACCACATAAATACCATAAAAGCAAGGAGGTGATTATATGGCAAACGCGGACGGCTCCGTTATCATCAAGGCCGACATTGACGATAAGCAGGCGCAGAAAGAACTCAATGCGCTGGAAAAGAAAATAGAAGCGCTGCAGGAAAAGCTCACCAACAAGAAATCCGCGCGAGATACTTTGTTTAACCAAGCCAACAACCTGGGCGCACAGCTTGACCAAGCAAAGGCCAAACTGGCGCAGATGAAGGGCGGCGGCGAGTTCTTCACCAGCGACGCTATCAAGCAGCAGGAGGCCGCTGTAGCGTCTATGGAAAAAGAATGGAACGCCATGAATGACAAACTGGACAAGCAGAACGCCGCTATCCGCGAGGGCGAAGCGGAGCTTGACCGAATGAAAGCAAAGGCCGGTGAGTTAGGTAAGCAGCTTGGCAATACCGGCAAGAACGCAGGAAAAATACAAGAAGGGTTAGACAAAGCATCCCAGGGCATGGAGGCGTTCACAAAGCGCGTAAAAATGCTTGCAAAGCGGGCGCTGGTCTTTACCATCATTGCCCGTGCGTTGGCGGCCCTCCGGGATTGGCTGGCGGACGTGGTGGCCGTAAACGGCGAAGCACGGGACGCTATTGCGCAGCTCAAGGGTGCGCTACTGACGCTGGCACAGCCGCTTGTGCAGATCATCATCCCGGCGTTTACTGCGCTGGTTAAGGTACTGGCTACGGTGGTTTCGTTTATCGCAAATATTGTATCCGCCCTATTTGGAACAACGGCAAAAGAAAGCGCAAACGCGGCAAAGTCCCTGAATGACCAGAAAAACGCATATAAAGGCGTGGGCGGAGCGGCAAAGTCTGCCAGTAAGCAGCTTGCGTCGTTTGATGAGATCAACAAGTTAAGTGGCGAAGGTGGCGGCGGATCCGGCATTATTCAACCGGATTTCAGCACGGCGGCAAATTCCGCATTTCTTGATAAAATCGCGGACAAGCCCAAGAAGATAGGGCAGGACATTGTAAACCTGTTTAAGGATGGCACCGGGTTTATCGGCAACGTATTCTCCGGGGATTGGGGCGCGGCTCTGGACAACATCATCAACTTTGTAAGCCACGCCCGTATTTTGCTGGCCGATTTGCTGGACTTTGTTGGGTATATCTTTGGAGCGATCATAGACACCATCATAGAAAAGTGCGGTCTTGCGGGTACTCCGGTAGGAGATATGTTGACCGGCATTAAGGACATTGTGCAGGGCGCGCTGGGGCTTATTTCCGGCATACTGACAGGCGACTTAGAAAAAATGAAACAGTCGGTTATCCAAATGCTTACCGGCGTGAAAACCTTTGTGTTTGGTATTTTGGACTGGTTCAAACTGGGGCTGACAAGTCTGCTGGACTGGCTGGACGGAAAAACAAACGGACGTTTCCACGAAATCATTGAACTGGCGAAAACCTATGTCAGCGATGTTATTGACGGCGTCAAACAAATTTTTGGTGGCTTTATTGATTTTATGACCGGCGTGTTTACGCTGGACTGGGAAAAAGCGTGGGAAGGCATCAAAGAAATTTTCCGTGGCATTTGGAATACCATTGTCGGCGTTTTGGAGGCAGCTGTAAACCTCATCATCAAGGGCATCAACTGGCTTATTAGTAAGCTAAATTCCCTCCAAATTAAAATCCCAGATTGGCTCGGAGGAGGCTCTTTTGGGTTTAACATTAGACCCATTGCAGAGCTGCAAATCCCGAGACTTGCTAAGGGAGCAATTATCCCGCCAAATCGCGAGTTTATGGCGGTGCTGGGCGACCAAAAGCAAGGGACAAACATCGAAGCGCCAGCAGATCTTATCCGTCAGATTGTACGCGAAGAGATAAACAACTTTGGTGGCGGAGAGGACATCACGATTAAGTTCACCGGTGACCTTGCACAGCTGGCGCGTGTCTTGTCTCCTGAAATCACGCGACAGCAAAGAAATAGACAGCGTGCGCTGGGGGTGTAAGAATGGCAAAACCGTATTTCAAAATTGACGGGACGGACATTATGCATTTAATCGAAAATGGCGGCATCGTGTGGACAAGAAGCGATTTGGATAGTGACAAGGCTGGAAGAACAATGGATGGCACGATGCATCGCGGACGGGTAGCCATTAAGTATAAGGCAACTGTAAAATGCCTGCCATTGCATCGCGCAGACGAGATTGATCTGATGAGGTTGATCCTTCCGGAGTTTGTAATTGTTGAGACAAATTTGCATCCGCTACATGAAATTGTATCTGCACAGTATTATTCAAATAATGTGCCGTCTACGATTTCTACGGTTGATCCTGAAACCGGTGAATCCATTTGGACAGACATTACATTCCCGCTTGTCGAAAAGTAAAGGAGCAGAAAAATGCAACAGACATCTGCACTATACAAGGAATTACTGGCTGGGGACTATACCGTTGAAACAAGAGTTGCAATTGGGGAATCAGGACTTCTCGTAGAAAAAACAGGAGATCATATAACGTTTGGCGGTACACGAATACTTATAGCGACTTCTGGCGCCGATGGAGGATACGGGGCAAATATGCTCTCAAGTGTGGAAACATCTGGGGGCCTATTTGATGGAGATGAGCCGTCCTGTGGGAACTGCATTAGTCGTGAAGTAAACATAAAAATGTTAAAGCCGATTGGGCAGATACCTGGTCTTTCCCGTGTCGGAATTTATGCAAGAATCACAGACGGCACACGTGCTTCTGAATGGCTCCCTCAAGGCGTTTTCTTCATCGATTCGATTGAAGAAGATGCAGAAGACGATGATGTTAGATGGCTTCGCATCCACGGATACGATGCACTTCTGTTTTCTGAACAAGATTACCCGTCAAACACAAATCTAACGTGGCCTGCAAAGGACATCGATGTTGTAAGAGAAATTGCATCGGCTCTTGGCGTTACGGTGGATAAACGCACAAAAAACGCAATGAAAAACGCATACCTCGTGCAATATAACACTACATATTCGTGCCGAGAGTATTTGTCGTATATTGCAGCAATGTATGCAGGCTGCTTTATCATGAGTGAAACCGGAGAACTGCAACTCGTTTGTTTTTGGGACATACCGAAGGAAACGAGATACCTGATCGACAATGCTGGATTTGCCATAACGTTTGGAGGTGACAGAATCGTTGTCTGATGTAATAAACGTAAGAAAAAACGTATCATCGTTAGAAAAACAAAACACGTTTGATGGATATTCTAAGGTCACGATTTCCGTGTCAGACGAAATGGAATATAACGCAGGCACCGATACAGGACAAACGCTGAAACTGTTTTGCCCGTGGGGCACACAAGAAATGGCAAATAGAATTTTGTCGAGCGTCCGAGGATTCCAGTATCAACCGTACACGGCATCAGGCGCACATATTAACCCTGCGGTAGAACTTGGTGACGCATTTTCCGGTGGAAGCGTATACGGTGGCATTTATAAAAAAGAAATTTTGCATGGGCCTTTATATCCGGCCAACATTTCCGCCCCGGGTGGGGAAAAAATCAACTACAAGTACGAATACAAGTCCCCTACTATACGGAAAGCGGAGCGGCAATATAAGGAGACTAAAGCAAACCTACTTGTTGTTGCCGACCGAATCAGTGCGGAGGTGGAGGCGCGAAAAGCGGACGACGAGACGCTGCGGGCGGCGCTAAACATCCAGGCCGGGGGAATCAGTGCCAAGGTAGACCGCAAGGGCGGAGATAATGCGAGTTTCGGATGGAGCCTGACAGCGGACGGATGGACGCTGACCAGCAACGGCGGTACGGTGCTGAAAGCCGATAAAAGCGGGCTGAGTGTTACGGGTAAAATCACCGCCACCAGCGGCGTTATTGGTGGCTTGACGATCAAAGACGGATATCTGAGTACCAACGGCCAGACATGGGGCGGCACGAATACCACCGGCATTTATTTTGGCCCAGACGGTATCCAGCTTGGCAAATATTTCACGGTTGACAGCAGCGGCAATCTGACCGCCTACAGCGGCAAATTTTTGGGAACGGTGCAGGCTGGGAACATCGACTACGGCGGCAAAGCTGGGTATTTTGACGGAGCGGGACTTGCAAGCTTTTCTGTGGGCGGCGGTCAGATTGGAACAGATGCCATTGTGAACAGGCATATCACGTCCGGGTCAGTCTACCCAAGCACATGTAATAGCACAATCAACGGTTACTTTGCGGATGTGATCTATGCAAATAAGGTCGTAACCGGGCAAGTTCAATCCGAAAAGCTGTGGGCGAACAGGATGTACGCCGCTATCGCAGAAATATCCTCGCTAACTGTTGCGGGAAACAATTTTATCATTAACGGCGACAGTTATAGGCCGATGAAGAAAGATGCGGCAACTTATGTGATTGGGAGGGCGTAGAGCTATGCCAAAATTCAAAATTGCCAATGGCACTGCGTATGACTGCCCATTTTGTGGTTTGGCGTCTGTTGGCATATTGTACGTGGATATTCTGGGTGTGACTCTGATAGACGCTTTGACTGCGTTCAGCGCGTCCGCCAACACTCGGCACATGGAATACATTGCGGGCGGCGAAACGGCAGTCTATGACGGATACACGAAGGTTATCGGCGTTGAATACGCCTACAACGATTCCAGCGCCGTGCGTGTAGCGCTGCGGCGACCGTATGAGGGGGAGAAATAATGCACATGAAGGAAACCTTATCTGCCATCATCACCACACTGAACGGTGTGGATGTGCGGGGTAAAAGTAACCTTGACCGGCTGTTGGCGTGTATCAATGCGCTGGAAGCGCTGACGGCGGCGATGAATACTGAAAACAAGGAGGACGCTGACAATGGCTGATAAAGCGATATCCGAGCTGGTAGCAGCGGAGCAGATCAAGTCAACAGATATGTTCGTTTTGGAGCAGGACGGCACGGCAAAGCGCCTGCAAGGGCAGACGCTATTAAACTGGCTGACGGCGGCGGCTGACGGTCACGGCGGTATTTCCAATATTGCCAAAACCGGTACGGATGGGCTTGTGGACACCTACACCATTACGCTGGCCGACACCACCACGCAAACCTTTACCGTGACAAACGGCAACGGCCTGACAGCGTTTGAAAAGCTGTCTACGGTGGGGCTGGTGGACAACTACCGCTTTACGCGCACGGACGGGACTTTCTTTGACTTCTCCGTGTACAACGGAGCCAAGGGCGACAAGGGTGATGACAGCCACGTGTGGATTAAATACGCCAGCCAGCAGCCCACGGCGGACAGCCACAGCATGGGCGACCTGCCGGATGCGTGGATGGGCGTGTATTCCGGCACGGCGGCAGAAGCCCCGGATGACTGGCAGCAATACACGTGGTATCAAATCAAGGGAGAAAAGGGAGACACCGGAGCCGCCGCCACTGTGACGGGTACAACGGTGGAGTACATGGTATCTGATTCCGGGACGATTGTCCCCAGTGGCAGTTGGAGTACGACAATCCCCACCGTACCGCAGGGCAAATATTTGTGGACGAAAGTCACCACCACGTTCAACACCGGAAGCCCCGCCGTCAGCTACTCCGTGACGCGAATGGGCATCGACGGTGCGGGGTCTGTCAGCTCTGTCAACGAAAAATCCCCCGACGAGAGCGGCAACGTGTCCCTGTCGGCGGAGGATATCCCAACCAGCAGCGGCGGAAGCGTACAGGCTGTGTTGGAGGGCAAGCAAGAGGCGCTGACAGCCGGGGAGAACATCTCCATCAGCGGCAGCGTCATTGCTACCAAGGCGTTTCCTTGTAACCCCAACCTGCTGCGGAACTGGTACTTTGGCCGTCCGGTGAATCAGCGGGGCGTCAGCGGCACCATCAGCACCGCCGGGTACTTTTTGGACGGGTGGAAGCTGGTCAGCGGCTCCGTGACCATCGGGGCGGACGGCATCACCCTCAACGGCATCATGGCGCAGGTGCTGGAGGACGCGCCGGTGGGTACGGTGACGGCCACCGCCCTGACAGAGGAGGGCGTCGTTCCCGTGGGCTACGACAGCACCACCAAGACCTTCACCGTCACGGCGGCGGGCACGAAGCTCATCGCCGCCAAGCTGGAGCTGGGCGATGTGCAGACGCTGGCGCATCTGTACGGCGGCGCGTGGGTGCTGAACCAGCTGCCCGACTACGGCGCGGAGCTGGCGCGGTGCCAGCGGTATCTGGTGCCGCTGGCGTCGGATCTGGTGCAGGCCGTGATCATCGGCACGGGCACCATCTTCTTCTTTGTGCCGCTGCCCGTGACCATGCGGGCGAAGCCCACCATCGTTGTGGATGATTTCAAGGTGCGCAGCGTTATGGGCGGCACGGATCAGACGGGCTTCACGTTCGCCGTCACGGCGGCGCGGGCCAACGGCGTGATGATCTCCGCCGCCAAGGCCAGCCACGGCATGACCGCCGCCGCCCTCAATGCGGGCGCGGTGTCCCTGCTGTCGGCGGAGCTGTGAGGGGGTGACAAGGATGGATGTTTGGACACAGGTGGCAGTGCCTCTCGTAGTGGCGGTGCTGACCAGCAGCGGCCTGTGGGCCGTGGTGGCTAAGCGCGTTGACAAGGGTGACGCCCAGCGCAAGATGCTGGTGGGCCTCGCCCACGACCGCATTGTACATCTTGGTATGGTGTACGTCGACCGCGGATACATTACGCAGGACGAGTACGAGAATCTCAACGACTATCTGTACGCGCCCTACGAAAAAATGGGCGGCAACGGCAGTGCGAAGCGCGTCATGGAGGAAGTGCGGAGGCTGCCGATGCATAAGATGTAACAGGCCGGAAGGCCGGAAAGGAAAGTAATATGAAGCTGAATAATAAAGTCTACGATGTGATGAAGTGGATCGTGATGATCGTGCTGCCCGCGCTCAGCGCCTTCTATGTGGCGCTGGCCCCGGTGTGGGGCTGGCCCTACGCGGAGCAGGTAGCTATGACCATCTCTGCCGTAACGGCACTGCTGGGTGCGCTGTTGGGCATCAGCACGGCGCAGTACAGGAAAGGGGTCAATGCCAATGACTAAGAAGGTATATCTTTCCCCCAGCGACCAGCGGCGCAACACCTACGCGGTGGGCAATACCACCGAGGGCGTGCAGTGCGGGCGCATTGCATGGGCGTGTAAGGCCGCTCTTGAGCGCTCCGGCGTGGAGGTGATGCTGGGGCAGTACGACACCATGCAGAACCGTGTGGCGGCGTCCAACCGGTTCAAGGCCGACCTGCATGTGCCCATCCACTCTAACGCCTGCAACGGAAAGGCCAGCGGTACGCATCTGTTCTGTTACAGCGGCGACCGGAACAGCGCAGGGTACAAGGCGTGTCAGGCGGTAATGGACGTACTTGGCCCGATTACGCCGGGTGCGCCGGATGTCATCCGGGCGTATCCCGCACTGTACGAGGTGAAGCACCCTGCCGCCACGACGGTGTATATCGAGACGGACTTCCACGATGTCCCCCGCATCGCGCAGTGGATCATCGACAACACCACCCTGATCGGCGAGACCATCGCCAAGGGCCTCTGCGCGGCGCTGGGCGTACCCTTTGTGGAGAGCGCAAACGCGCCGGTGCCGGTGCCTGCGGAGAAGGACACGACGCTGCCCATGCAGGTACGGATGCTCAAACACGGCATGAAGGGCGCGGATGTCAAGACGTTGCAGGCGGCGCTGATCGCCTACGGCTTTTCCTGCGGAGCTGCCGGTGCGGACGGCGACTTTGGCGGCGGCACGGAGACGGCGCTGAAGAAGTTCCAGACCAAGTACGGCCTCGGCGCTGACGGTATCGCTGGAAAGGGAACTTGGGGCAAGCTGCTGGGGCGGTAAGGCAACACATAAAAATGTAAAATCAATCTGCTGGGCGGGAAAGAGCTACGACAAGCCGTCTCTTTCCCCGGCGTAAAGTCCCGAAAGCTCACGGCTTATTACCGTGTTATGGACAATTACCACAAGCAGATACGGCGCAAATTGCAAACGATGTCCCCCAAAAGAGCGATTGCATACATCATGAGCGTACAGCTTCCACCAGATGAAGCGGTGTGCGTAATTGAGTGCGATGTGAAACGGAAAAGCTATTGTGAGACAGCGCTTATGCTGAATGTTTCACCAGAAACAGTAAAGCGATGCCGCCGGAGAGCGTACCAAAAGTTTGCAGACGAAGAGAGAAACCGCACCTAAACGGTGCGGTTTCTCTGTTTACGCCCGGCAGGGGGAGAACCGGGCAAATGAATGGGGAAGATGCCATCCGGGGGGCATTCCGGAAGGGCTAATTTATTATACATTGTAATTGCGGATTTGTACAAGTAAATATTTCGCCAATTAACGACCTCTTTGTGACCTTTAACTGCCCCTTTGCGGGGGCAGTTTTTTGTTACGCTTATTGCAAGAAACGGAGGTGCTTGCATGGCCGAAAAGCTGGTGTCGCTGGGATTTACCCAGCAGATGGCAGAGGACATCATTTGGGCGTATCAAGATGATCTTCCTGGGCTAAAAGCCTATGTGCAGGTGATAGAAATGGTGTCGGCGCATGTATAGCTACTTCAACGAAAACCCCCACGGGAAAAACGTGGGAGACTGCACCGTTCGGGCTATTTCAAAAGCCACCGGGAAAGAGTGGGGCGAAACGTATCTTGCTATGGCGGTGCAGGGGTATTTGGAAGGGGATATGCCGTCGGCTAACGCTGTGTGGGGCGCGTATCTTCGGCGTATAGGCTACCGGAGGTACATTGTGCCGGACACGTGCCCAGATTGCTACACGGTTGGTAAGTTCGCCGACGAGCACCCGGAAGGGACATTTGTCCTTGCGCTATCCGGGCACGTCGTGTGTGTGCAGGACGGCGTGATCTACGACAGCTGGAACAGCGAAAACGAAATTGTTTTGTATTACTGGCAAAAAGAAAGTGAGGCGTAACTATGGCATTTAACCCGTATTTCAACCCTTATTACCCGCAGCCAATGCAGGACAACCTTGCCCAGCTTCGGCAGCAGCAGATGCAGACCATGCCGCCGCAGATGCCGCAAATGCCACCCATGCAGAACCCGGTGCCGCAGGGCGGCGTACAGTGGGTGGCTGGTAGGCCGGAGGCGGAGAATTGGCTGATTGCTCCCAACTCCGCCATTGCGCTGTGGGACAGCACGGCTCCCGTTGTGTACCTAAAACAGGCCGACGCAAGCGGCAAGCCGACCCTCAAGACGTATGACCTTGTAGAACGCCTTGCAAGCGCTCCTGACGCGCAGAAAGCTCCCGCCCCGGAATATGTGACCCGTAAGGAGTTTGACGCGCTGGCGGCGCTTGTGGGCGAAATGAAGGGCAAGAAGAAGCGCAAAGTGGAGGAGGAAGATGACGATGAGTAACAATCCGTTTTTCAATGCGTTAGGAGGCGGACAGATGCCGATGAACAACTTTCCCCAGCTTTTACAGCAGTTCAAGCAGTTCAAGGCAAGTTTTAAAGGCGACCCAAAAGCGGAAGTGGAGAAGATGCTGCAAAGCGGCAGGATTTCACAAGACCAGTTGAACAAGATACAGTCAATGGCAAACCAATTTCAGGGGCTTTTCAAGTAAATCAAAATCGTGGCCACGGTTTGATATAAAAAATTTTCAAAAGGAGTGATACTATGTCTCTTTCCGATGGCACCCCCATGATGACTATGCCTGTGGCTCCTGCCAACACCGGCAACGGTAACGGCTTCGGCTGGGGCGGAGATGGCGCGTGGTGGATCGTGCTGTTCCTCATTTTCGCCGCGTTTGGCGGCTGGGGTAACGGCTTCGGCTTCGGTGGCGGCGGCAACGGCGTGATGGACGGTTATGTTCTGACCTCTGACTTTGCCAATATCGAGCGCAAGCTGGACGCGGTGAATAACGGCATCTGTGACGGCTTCTACGCCATGAATACCGGTATGCTGAATGGGTTTGCCGGCGTGACGCAGGCTGTGACCAGCGGCTTCTCCGCTGCGGAACTGGCGCGCTGCAATCAGCAGGCCGCTTTGATGCAGCAGCTCACCGCCATGCAGATGCAGAACCAGGAGTGCTGCTGCGAGAACCGGGCGGCTATCGCCCAGGTGCGGTACGACATGGCGACGCAGGCTTGCGATACTCGCAACACCGTGCAGAACACGACGCGGGACATCATTGATGCAATGAACTGCGGCTTCCGTAGCATCGATCAGCGTCTCACTGCGCAGGAGATCGCTGCGAAGGACGCGAAGATTGCTGAACAGAACCAGCGTCTTTTTGCTGCTGACCTCGCGGCCTCTCAGTCTGCTCAGACGCTTGATATGCGCAACTATGTTAGCGCACAGTTCGCGTATTACAATCCGCGTCCCGTTCCTTCGTTTTCCGTTCCGGCCCCGTATCAGTATACTGGGTGCGGCTGCGGCTGCAATCAGGGCTGCGGCTGCTGACAACTGCATAGCATAGCTTCTCGGTCACCATATCGGTGATCTTACTGAGATGGTCAGCCCCGTGCTGATACTGACACCAACGCGGCGGGGCAATAGCTCCGCCGCTTATTTTAACTGAGAAAGGAATGATTTTAATGGCAGAATTTACTTCTGCGGCAATTCAGACCGTTGCTGCTGGGCAGAACGTTCCCCTGACGGAAACTGCGGTCAACAGCAAGCCGTGCATCGTACACCGTGAGGGTGCCGGGGTGGTGACGCTGCGCGGGCTGACGAACCAGTGCAGAGCGCTGTACAAAGTCACTTACGGCGGCAACATCGCCATTCCCACCGGCGGCGCCGTGGGAGCCATCACCGCTGCGCTGGCCGTCAACGGCGAGGCGCTGACCAGCGCCACAGCGACGGTGACGCCTGCTGCCGTGGAAAACTATTTCAATATCTACGTTTCCGCGCAGGTGTGCGTACCAAAGGGCTGCTGCCTGACGGTCGCCATGAAGAACACCAGTACGCAGGCGGTCAACTTTGCCAACAGCAATCTGACCGTTGAGAGAATTGCGTGAGAGGAGAATTAACATGAGTATGAAAGCAATGTACGATTTGCGCGATATGCTTTGCAAGGAGCTTGACGAGATCGCCCACAAAGGAGAACTGGGCGCCGGGGATCTGGACATCGCGCATAAGCTGGTAAGCACCATCAAGAACATCGACAAAATCGAGATGATGGAGGGCGAAGGATACAGCCGCGACGGCGATTACTCGCAGCGGCGCTATTCTCGTGACGGCGATCATTCCCAGCGCGGATATTCCCGCGACAGCTACGGCGGCGGCAGCTCTTACGCACGGCGCGGCACCCATTATGTGCGCGGCCATTACAGCCGTGATGGCGCAAAGGATGACATGAAGCGCCAGCTGCAAGAGATGCTGGACAATGCGGATGATGATACTATCCGCAACGCCATTCAGCGGTGTATGGATGCCGTGGAGGGCTGAAAGGGGGTAATTCCCCTTGATCGACGAAAAGGAACTTAAAGCCTGGATAGCCAGACTGGAAACGGAACAGTCAAGCTGGCCGAACTACGAGAAGTTGGCCGCGCTGTACATTATACAAAACCAGCACGAAGGGCAGAGAAACCCTGCCCCGGTGGCTATGTATTCCAGCGCACCAGCTCCTGATGTGGTGGACGGTGACAGTGACTTTATGCAAGCGGTATCATCCCGCGCGCCGGAACAGGCGTGGGCCATAGTGGACGAGTTGATGGATGCGCTGAAAGTAACCAATGCGCGAATGTATGATAACGTGATGCGAAAGATGCGAGGATAAAGTATCCCCCGCCTGTTTTGGCGGGGGATACTCTTATGTACTTAGTTTTGTGTAACCTAACGGTTTATATAAACTAAGTACTTACAGAAAATCAAATTCAATCCGGCGGTCTTTGTATAGCCGGATTTCTTTTATTTTGAGT